GACAAGACTGGAATTATTGACCCACTTAAATTACACAAATACAAAATATCAGAAGACATATTTAAAAGACTATCAGTAATACCTGACGCTAAAAACCACGGGATGATTTTATTACTTGATTGGTCAGGTAGTATGTCAAATTGTATTGGCAAGACGGTTGACCAATTATTACAATTAGTTTGGTTCTGTAAACAAATTAATATACCTTTTAAAGTATATTTCTTTTCAGATAGAATACAAAATGCTTCTTGGAATGAAAGAAGATTTGACGCAAAAGAGAATAAGAAAACTTGTTTTAAATTCAAAGCAGGTGATAGTGTGTTTGAAGCATTTAATTTAGTTGAGATTGCTAATCATACTATTAAAAAACAAAAATTAGACCAATCATTATTTTACTTATATGCTTATGGTAAGTATTACAATGACAATTATTCATATAGAAGAAACTTGGAATACATTGAAAGATTATATCCGCCTAGTGAGTTTCATCTTTCTTCTACTCCTTTGAACGAGGCACTTGCTACTATGTACAAGATTGTTCCTTTGTTTAAAACAAAGTATCAAGTGTCTAAACTTTCATTAATTACTTTAACTGATGGTCATAGTAATAGAGATAACAAAGGTAACTTTATGACCGTTGATGGTGTTGTTAGAGAAATGCCTGAAAGAGGTTATGGTTCGCAAGGTATCTTAAAATTATCTAAAGGAAAAGAAATTAAAGGTCAAGGTGGTACAACAGGATTATTACTGACTGGACTTAAAAAGAAATTTGGTATTACTACTATCGGTTTCTTTATTTTAAAATCTAGTAGAAGATGGGAGTTTGATAGATACGCATTATCTCAAAGACAACATAAATTATCTTGGGAATTGCAAGACCAGATTAAACTTAAAGTTAGAGCAGAATATAATAAACACAAAGCTGCTTCAGTTGAAGCATATGGTTATAACGAATTTTATCTAATCAATGGTAAAGATATGCAAGTACAAAATGCTAACCTAGATGAGATAAAAGAAGACGCTAAAAAAGGTGATATCAGAAGAGCGTTTAGTAAATCAATGAAACAAAGAACCGTTTCCAGAGTATTATTAAACAAATTTATTAAACAGGTCGCCTAGTATATGCAAAAAGCGTTGATATATATGACAAAAAAACTTGAAAAAATGCTCATTTTTTGCTTGACATATGTATCAAAATATGGTAGCATATATACATAAACTAAAAAAAGGAGAACTACATTATGTTAACTTTGAACACTAAACAAAAAGAGTTTGTTGACGCTGCCCAAAAGATGTACAACAAACCTACTTTGAATAACGAGGAGTTATTGAAAGTATCCATGTCTCTTGGAATGAATTTCAAACCACAATGGTTGGTAAGAAATCCTGAATTGAGAGTTGGTAGAGGCGAATATAAATTGCCTTTAGACGGTATCCCTGCCGTTGATCCTGTATCTAATGACAAAGTTTTGTCTGATACAAATACTTCAACTAAAGTTGAGAAGAAACCAGAAGTTGTTTCTGAAACACAATCAGAAGCTGCTTATGTGATTTCATCTTTACAAGGTGATATTGTTCCACAAAAAGACAATGGCTTCGTTTCATTTGGTAACCATCCAGATGTAAGAAGTATTGTTAAATCAAAAAGATTTTATCCGATATTCATTACTGGTCTTTCTGGTAACGGTAAGACTTTTTCTGTTGTTCAGGCTTGTGCCGAGAGTAAGAGAGAAATGATTAGGGTAAACATTACTATTGAAACAGACGAGGACGATTTACTTGGCGGTTACAGACTTAAAGATGGTCAAACCGTGTGGCAGAATGGTCCTGTTATTGAGGCAATGGAGAGAGGTGCAATATTGCTCCTTGATGAGATTGACCTTGCGTCTAATAAGATAATGTGTTTACAACCAATCCTAGAAGGTAATGGTGTCTATGTTAAAAAGATAAACAAGTTTGTTAAACCTGCTCAAGGTTTCAATGTTGTTGCAACTGCTAACACTAAAGGTCAAGGTAGTGAAGACGGCAAGTTTATCGGTACTAACATATTGAACGAAGCGTTCCTGGAAAGATTTCCAGTTACCTTTGAACAGAAATATCCTGCTGTAAAAACAGAGCAGAAAATTCTTAACAACACTCTTGCTGCCGCTGGCAAAAAAGATGAAAAGTATGTTGAGAAGTTATCAACTTGGGCTGATGTAATCAGAAAAACCTACTTTGATGGTGGGGTTGATGAGATTATATCAACAAGAAGATTAGTCCACATTGTTCAAGCATATTCAATCTTCGGTAATAAGATGAAGGCAATTGAATTGTGTACTAATAGATTTGATGATGATACAAAAGCTTCTTTTGTTGACTTGTATACTAAAGTGGATGCTGGGGCAACTGCCGAAAGTATCGCTGAAGAACAAAAGGCTGAAGCCTTGAAAGCTCAACAAATGATGTCCAATGATAGTGAGGAAGAAGAGGACGAGGAAGAACTTGTTTAATTCTAAATCTATCCATAGTGTGGTCCTTGGAGAGGCGTGTAGTGGCGCCTCTCCTTTTTTACCATACTATATAAACACAAAGAGGACTATATGAAATATAATGAAGATACAATATTAGATGAGATAAAAAGTTATATAAAGAAAACATATGGAGAGCATTACTCTTCAACTAAAGATGGATTTCAAGTCCAAGATATGTTAAGACATTTAAACATAGATAAGGACTTCTGTCAATCAAATGCGATTAAATACCTATGCAGATATGGTAAGAAAGCAGGCAGAAATAAAATGGATTTATTTAAGGCAATACACTACATAGTTTTATTACTAGATAGTGAAGACAAGTCTAACAAAAAACCAGATGTTGGTATTGATGTAGACGCTTTTAATGGTAGTTAAGGAGGTAATGTAAGTGAGTATAACGGTTGTTGTAAGAAATAATAACTTGGAACAAGCAATGCGTGTGCTAAAAAAGAAGGTACAAAAAGCAGGTCTTGTTAAAGAGTTGAGACAAAGGCAATATTATGAGAAGCCTTGCGATAAAAGAAATCGTAAAAAGAAAGAAATGACTGCTGCCTGGAAGAAAAAACAGAAGAAGTTAAAAGCACAAAGAGGTTATTAACGGATTTTACGCCGTATATATATTATACTAGGCTGTTCGTAAGTCCTAGTGAGGCGTAAAAGGTTGCCGCTACCAGATTTTAAAAATCAAATGCGGTGTCGCTGTTGTATGTTTGGGATTAGTCCCTTTGTTCAACAACTAAAAAAAGAACAAAAGCGCTAGAGTTTTGGCTGTATACTCTTTAAAGAAACAGCCACTTGACATTTATATAATAGTGATTATATAAATAATAATGACACGCCTTATAGGGTGTCGTAATATAAAGAAAATAACTTTGCTTAATAAAGGAGGTTAGAAATGACACATAAAGCACTATCTATTTTCAATCAATTAAGACCAGTATCAGTAGGATTTGATAATGTCTTTGACCATTTTGAACAAATGTTTGAAGGCGATATGTTATCAAGTATGCCTAGTTTTCCACATTACAATATTGTGAAAACTGATAAGAACAAGTACGATATAGAAATCGCTCTTGCTGGTTATTCAAAAAAAGACATTGAAGTAAACCTTGAAGAAGGTGTACTATCAATTAAATCAAAAAAAGAAGACAAAGAAGAAACTAAAGATGGCGAAGTAATCCATAAAGGTATCGCTAAAAGGTATTTTTCTAAATCTTTCACAATCGCTGATGATGTAGAAGTCAAAGGTGCCGAGTTGAAAGACGGTCTTTTAAAGGTATCTATGGAAAGAATTATCCCTGACCATAAGAAACCTAGAAATATTGCGATTAAGTAATATTTAAATAGATAGTCTGGCCTTCGGGCCAGGCTATTGACAATCCTACCACAATTTGATATATTCTTTGAATTGATTTGTTAAATTATAATATGGAGAAAATATATGCAAGGAATGAAAATCCCAAAGGTTACATTTAGAGTTAGAGTTGGTGACGAAGAACCAACAGACGGCGGCTGTGCAATCGGTGGCGAGTGGAAGAATATGACAACAGACGATTACTTCAAAGGTAAGCGTGTTGTTCTTTTCTCTCTCCCAGGTGCATTTACGCCAACTTGTTCTTCACAACAACTTCCATCTTTTGAAAAGGAGTATGGTCAGTTAAAACTGCTAGCTGTTGATGAAGTTTATTGTGTATCTGTTAATGACAGCTATGTAATGAACGCTTGGGCAAAACATATGGGTATTACAAGTGTTAAATTAATACCAGATGGCTCAGGAAACTTTACACGATTTATGGGTATGCTTATAGGTAAGAACCATCTAGGTTTTGGTATGAGGTCTTGGAGATATATGGCTGTTATCAATGACGGAGTTGTTGAGAAATGGTGGCAAGAACAAGGAATTAATAACGAAGGATTAGATGATGACCCTTACTTTGAGAGTACACCTAAAAATGTTATTGACTATTTACGAAATAATTAGTCGCCTATTGACAAAGGACCAACACTATTATATAATGAAAATAATAAAGGAGAAAATATATTATGAACCTATCTAACGATACAATCGCAATACTAAAAAACTTTGCGAATATTAATCAGAATATTCTGGTTAAACCTGGTGAGAAATTAAATACAATTTCTACTATGAAAAACATACTGGCAACTGCTAGTATCAAAGAAACTTTTGAGCAAGAATTTGCAATATATGACTTGCCAGAGTTTTTAAGAACTTTAGATTTATTTGAAACTCCAACATTGAAGTTTAATGGTGGGACAAGTGTAGGTATATCTGGAAAAGACGGTAAGTCTTCTAGTAAATATACTTTCGCTGATAAATCTGTTATTGTTGCACCTACAAAAACAATAACAATGCCTGATACAGAAATCGCATTTAAATTAACCAAAGACAACTTATCTAAATTAATGATATAAATAGACAT